CGCCGTTCCAACGGCGGTCCCGTTCGGCTTGATGACGAGCGAAGTGGTCGATCCGATCAGCGGATAGACGAGGCCCTCGATAGCCGAGTAGTCCTGGTGCATGTCGAGCGTCACAGAATTGTCCTGGAGTCCGCCGACACGAGTGACAGCACCCGTACCGAACGCGGTCGTCTCGACCTCATTGACCGAGATGTTGAGTGTCACCGAAGCGACATACGAGCTCACGTCGGTGCCGCCAAGCACCACGTTCGCGTTAGTCAATACGAGCTTTGCCACTTGGCTAGACCCCCTTCAAGGTGTCGTCGTGTTCCTTAGTCATTCTAGCCGACGATTTGGACGGTTCTACAGAAACGATCCGACCAGACCCCAGCAACCCGCAAAGCAGCGCCAGGCTGCCAATCTCCTCCTCAGAGACGAGCTCGCCACCCGTCTTCCCATACACCGTAAAACCCTCCACAACCTTGTACTGCTTCGCCATCTCGTCTCCTTATGCGTACACGATCACGCGGAACTCGATCATCAGGTACGTCGTATCGTTACCGTCGATCGTCTGAATGCTACCCGCCGACTCTACGATACTCGTCCTCGCATACCCGCCAAGCGTCGGATCAGCCTCAATCGCATACCTGATGCCGCCCTGATCATAAGAGAGGTACGTGTCAAGGCGATCCTCTGCGCTGCGCTCCGCCGCGCGCCCAACAATCACAGACACGCGGTACGTCTGCGTCACGAGGCCATTACTCATCGCGCCGTGATACTCAATCGTCTCCAGGCTCGGAAACGCAAACGGCGCGTTCAGATTGTCCGGCTGCCGATCATACGCGCGCAGGCCCGTGATCGTACCGAGCGCCGCTGCGAGCGCCGTCTTGATCTCGCCAACGGTCGCGCTCACCTTGCGTTCCGCATCTTCCGATACGGCTGCACAAGCTGCTCCACATCAGGATCAAGAAACCGCGACACACGCACAGCACCAAAATCCCCAAACCCGGCAACGCCGAGCGGCGAATCAAACCTCTTGAAGATTCTCGTAGCCTGGATGATTGTCGCCGTCTCAATTGCCTTCGGGATCGCCGGCCACCCCCACACAGCCGTGACGCGCACGAGTGCCTGCCCTTCGCCCTGGAGGACGCTCGTCGTCGGGAACACGTAATCCCCGACAGCGCGGACACGATCATACGCCCACGTAATTCCATCCAGCGTGCCGTTCAACGGCTCGAGCTGGTAATCCGTCGCAGCAAAAGTGACATCCCACACACCATCGCCGAGCGTGCTCGTCTCGATCGTGACGGCTGTACCCGCCATGTCATCCGTCTGCACGTACAGCGAATCATTCGTCGAGAAGACGCGCACCGCCGTACCAGCATTGTAGAAGCTCCGCATGGCGTAACCGTCGATCAGCCTGGACGCGGACTCCACGCTGCCCTCGAGGAGCGTATCGTCCGTCGAGTCGGAGATGCGAAGCGCAGCCTTTACCTGTTCGAGCGTGCAATACCCGTTAGCAATCACGCGCGATCTCCGTGAGCTTATTCTGCTGGATCTGGGTCATCTTGATTCCTCTGCGCTTGTTACAGGATTCGCAACTACACGCTAAGTTTGATTCTACCGATGATCCGCCCATGCTTACGGGAATCAGATGATCAATATGCATATCGGCGAGACTAATTGATTCCTGGCACATATAGCATCGGCCGCAATCACGCTCATAGATAAGCCTTCGTCTTGCAATTGGAATCCTCGTCTTGCCTCCCCGACGCTTGAAAACATGATCCATCGATTTGCATGTTTTGCTGCAATACATGGCATCTCGACGTTTATGAGTCAGATCATTTCCACACCTGACACAACAATCGTGAGCACGAGGCATCAGTCTGTTCAAAGATTGTCTCTGACGATTCTGATACCTATATCCGCATTTATAGGAACACGTTACTTGCGCCCATTGCCATGGCACAAACGATTGACCACAAAATAGGCAGTCAATCTGAACGGCATTTTTTCTGGTGCCGTTCGTGATCGCCATGCTCGTATTCTACCCGCCCGTGGACAGGTTAGAACCATGAAACCGGTACGTCCACGTCTCCTCCGGCACACACACAAACCGCGCGCCAGCGTCGAGCGCGCGAAGCCAGAAATCCCAATCCTCAAACCCATACGCAGAATCAGAGCGCCATCCGAGCTCTTCGCAGAGACTCGCTCGGATGAGCGTTGTCGCGGGAATATAGTTCTCACGCCGAAGCCGATCAGCATCAAACGGACTATTCGGATTGAAGCCGCGACCCGTGACGCGACAATACGAGTAGAGGATATCCGCCTCAGCCGAGTGCGCCACGAGCGTTTCTAGGTGATGCGAATCCATCAAATCATCATCGGCTAGTTGTGCAATCCAATCAGCCTCAGCAGCGATGCACGCTGGCAGCATCCGATTCAGCATCACCGCAGGGCCAACACGCTCATAATCCAGCATCACAACATGCGCCACCGGCTTGAGCGTCTGCGCCTTCACACTCTCCACGCACTCAGCACGAAACTCGGCGCGCTCCGGCAAGCTCGGCGTCATAACGACTACGCGCAATGATCCCACCGAATACCAGGAGACTCCACACCAATCAATAACCGGCGAACACCATCCTGCTCCACATGATCAACAAGAGCCTTCAGATGCTGCACAAACGCGCCACGCACAGCCCAAATAGGAACCCCATCCGTCTGCAACCTGCACGACATCGAATAATCCGACTGCGAACCATTCCCCCCACCAATCGCCACGAACGGATACTTCCGCCACAACTCGCGACTCATAAACGTCAGCGTATGCCCAGCAAACCACGTACGCACTTTCGCATCAGACTGTGCCTCAACATCCTCGCGCGTCGGCATCGTATAACAATCCAACGTAGCCATATCCTGCACAACCAAAGGCTCAACCGATAGATTCACAATCGATGATCGCTCATCCACATTGCAATACGCCGTGACAACTTCGCCGTCCACATAATGCTTCAGCACAAGACTGAGCGCATCAGCAGTCGGAAGCGAATCATCCGAAATAATCCCAATCGGATTGTAGTCGCACTCATCGATCAGAGCCGGCAGAAGCCCAGCTATCTGATGCTCGGTATAACGCTCAATCCAGAGCTTGCTAATCGGCAACGCCTCAAGCGCACTAATGCACTCGGGAATCCTTCGCGGATTCATAATGATCAAGAGTGGTCTAGCCATGCCCACAATCCCTGCGCCTCACGCTGCGAATCAGCCAGGCGCGCATACCGCTCCCACACCGAATCCGACAATAGATCCTCGGAATAATCGCTAGGCAGCGCAGCATCCTTACTCGTATTCGACCCCAGCAACCGTGCAGGGGCACCCGCAACCTTCGCATACGGCTGCACATCCTTCACAACGCTCGAGTTCAAGCCGACCATTGCGCGCTCCCCAATGATCGTCCACGGATGCGTCACGACACCCTGCCCGAACGTTGCAGCATCATCAATCAGCGTGAAGCCGCCAAGGATACTGAAGCTCCCCATCGTCACTCCAGCGCCGAGCTGCGAATCGTGCGCGATATGCGCGCCAGCCATCAGCAAACAATCCTCACCAACAATCGTCGGCCTAATGATTCCCTGATGTACCTGGACAAACTCGCGAATACACGCACCATCACGAATCACAACGCCCTCAGCACGATGCGGCGACCCGACACCACACGGATACGATCCGCGATGCTGCGCCGGCGCACCCACCACCGCATACGGGCCAATGTAGACACCATCACCGATCGTGAGCGGCCCCGTCAGGATCGCCGTCTCAAACACCTCACAATCAGCACCAACGATTACCTCGCCATGCGTCTCGTCAATGATCATCGCGCCGCCTCCACAATCTGATTCGCCAACTCCGTCACACGCCGAAATGTCACCCGATTATCGGGCGCGCCCTTATTGACCACGAGCGCCGTATCGCTCAATCGGCGATACACCGCACTCTTCGGCGCATCATCCTCATCAAAGACGTGCTCGAGCTCTTTATCACTCGACACGATCACATCATCGATCTGATCCCACAACGCAAAACCTCGAGCACCACCAAGCGACACCGCACGCTTAGGCGCGAACTGATCCGTCCGCGCCTCAACCAGCGCAGTCTTCCGGCCACTCACCAGCTTTGCTGCCACGACGCACTCTGTCACCTCAGCACTATCGACTAGCCAATCCGTGCCAGGCTCCCACTCGACCAGCATCGCCAAGTCATGCACCATCATGTCGAACAGGAGTGGCGCGCTCGTCCGATTGCCAACCGAGTAACGCAACGCATGAAACGTCACGAGCTCGCCTAGTTGTGGCTTGAACGTGCAGAGCGTCTGCCAAGACTGATGCGAAAGCATCGTATAGTCAACGACTACCTTCCGCTGGTTATAGTCGGCAACACGAAAGAGACGCACATACTCATCCATTGTCGTCACGCCAGGCTTGGCAAGCATCACGTTCGCATACGAGTGCAACGCTTCTGATGCTGCCATGAATATGCTGCCGATCGGCGCGCACACCACCACGAGCTTCGGATGCGTCGCCTCGAGCGCGTCACGCATCGAATGAAACGAATGCAGATTCTCCGTCTTCGCATCCGCAAGCGCACGCGGATCAGGATCATGCACACCCGCCAAAAAATACGCGGGATGATCGACAAGGTTTCGCGCCATGATGCGACCCCAATACCCGTACCCGACGAGGAGCGTATCGATCACTTCTCCCACCCATTCCGCACGCGCGTCGCAAGATCCCACTCAGCCGTCGCCGGCAACCCATCAGCCTGAACGTTCGCCCACCGGTACTGCATGTACGCCTGATTCGCTGCGAACGTTCGCGCATTGTGCGCCTGATACTCAGGATTGTGCTCTAGCGTAGACGAATTATCGTGCCGCACATCCACCGTCGAATACTCAACGGGAATGCCCATGATCCGAGCGCGCTGCTCGTAATCATTGTCCTCAAAGTACGCTGGGTGGAATCGTTCGCAGAATAGGCCGACGCGCTGCACGACATCGCGACCAATCCACGCGCAACACCACGGCGGCGCGCCAGCCAGCACGATCCGATCAGGCTGAAGCTCGCGCACATACTCCTCAAAGGGATCATTCGCAAACCACGCATCCGAATTCAAGAGAAGCCAGCCAGGCGAATACGGCATCGCCTTTATGCCGAGATTCCACGAGCCAGCCACACTCAACCCGTTCGGCATCCGCCACACATAGACACGCATCGGATCATCCTCGTCAAGCCACGAACGCACCATAGCCTCCTCGAGCTCATCACCATTGTCCACAATGATGAGCGCATCGACACACCACACGAGGCTCTTTACGCATCGCTCAAGGAGATCATGCTGCCCGAGAACGGGAATGATGACAGTCGGAATCATGGGCGCCAAGTCGCGAGCCGCTCGAGCGCTGGACGCCAATGCTCCGCATACACACGATCCGCGTGATACTCCCGCATCCCCTCAACAGCCTTCGCACTCTTCTCGCCCTTACGCGCATACGCCTCGCGCAGACTCGTCACGATCTGCGACACATTCGGCGTGAAAAACCACGAATCCTGGAACGGATCCCACATCGGCTGCCCATCAATAATCCACCCATCAGCCACGAGCTCAGGCTGCGCCGTCCAATTCGACACGATCACGGGCGTCCCGCACGCCTGCGCCTCAATCACCGGCACACCAAAACCCTCACCAGCCGAAGTCGCAAGCAGCACATCAGCACTCGTATACAGCGCCGCTAGTGCCTGCTGCGGAATATTCATGCGGTACAGGTACTGA